GCATAGATTGAAGTACCATCACTAATGCCGCTAATAATATCCACAGCATCTCCGGTTGTGGTGTTTGTTGGAGCACTCCCACCTGGCCACTTGAACCCTGAATAAGTAACAGCATTGCCACCACCCGCATCTTGTCTTAAGAAGAATAAGTAAGACGCGCCTGCTACTTGATTGACTGCGGTTAAAACAAGGGTAGCAGTTACGTCATAATTAAAAATATTATAAACACTGCAATCAGCATTAGTCGCACCAGCAATAGAGGCTGAGAAATAATAACTTGAAAAGAAACCATTAGTAACACTTCCAGTATATAAATCAATATCTATACCACCGGCTGAACTGCTTAAAATTGTTCCTATTGAAACACTCTCTTTATCTTGAAATTTTAATCCACTTGTTCCACTTAATTGCGGAATAAGGATGCTATAATTTTCGGCTGGAACTATTTGCAAATCAGTGCTTGTATTGACATTAATAATATCAGTTTGAATACCTTGTGCCCCACCCGCTTTTATGGAACCAGCAGTGGCTTCAATGTTGCCACCGGCAGTTATAAAATTACCACCATAGTCTATATTTGCAACTGACGCAGAACCAAAAGGTCTAAAATGAACAGCATCGCCATTCTGACCGTCACCCATTATAAGTTCAATAGAACCGGAATAGCTTCCTTCCTCGGGTGCTCCTGTATTTAAAACACTAATTTCAAGAGTAGCGTTGGCAGAAGAAATATCTGCTCCACCATTAACACCAATAGAAGCAGTTAAAGTAGTAACATTCTTAAGACTTCCGGTATATAAATCAATATTCATCCCACCGGCTGAACTGCTTAAAATCGAACCGAGAACAGCATCCTCATCATCTTTGCCATAAAATGTTATTCCTGTAGCCGTATCAAGATAACCTAATTTTAAATTATAACTTTCGGCGGACGAGATAACCAAGTCTTTGTCACCAGCATTGGCAGTAATGGCATCAGTGTTAATTCCGTCACCCGCAGTTACTGACCCATTAGAGGCATTCACACCCCCATCAGGTGTTATATCGCCATCACAAGTAAAATCGCCATAACTATTAATATTTGCTACGGATGCTGACCCAAATGTTTTAAAATGTACCGCGTTGTTATCCCCAACTCCATCACCCATAACAAGATTAATGATGCCTGAATAACATGGCTCGCATTCAGATGGTGCGCCTGTATTTAAAACACTAATTTCAAGAGTAGCGTTAGCAGATGTAATATCTCCGCCCGCATTAAGACCAGCCGAACTTGTTACTCCACCGCTAACGTTAACATCGCCAGTAACAGTTAATGTTGAACCATCAAAAATAAAATTGGATTCTACGGATGCTGTAGTAGAATTATGGCGCGTTAAAACACCATTTGCTGTGGTGCCATCCATGGCAATGCCGCCACCACCGCCGCCGCCGCCACCGGCAGTGACAGCCTCGCCATTAAGTGTCAAACTTCCAGTAATATTAACACTACCAATAAGTTCATGGGTATCCACACCAACATTGGTGCCCATGATGGTTGAATCAGGAAGAAAATTTGGTGATGGTTTCCAGGTTGCCATTTATTTTACCCCTTTAATCTGTTAGCCCTGAACCTGTGAGAACAAACATTTCAGTTGTACTAATCCCTGTCAGTTCGGCAACCACTTCGTAAGAAGAACCAGAAGTAATTCCGGTTTCTGGATTTGAAATATAAATTTCTTTACACTTGACATTAAAACCAACCGCCGATTGATTTGTACCAAGAGTAACATAGTGTCTACCACTTACAACATTTCCAGATCCAGTTGAATTAAAATGAACTCGGAGATCATGGTTTCCTGCATCAACATTAATCACAAGTATGGTTTTTGTAACATTAGGAAAAGAAATTTTGACTTCTTCCAGCGGTCCTAATCCATCCGGTCCAGAACCAGTTATCCAAGGCACACCCGAAACTTGATAAGAACCAACTGATCCGAGTCCTGATTGCTGATAATATGCCATAATTTATAATCCTCTCCAAGTTAAATAGTTATCAATCATCTCTTTGTTGTCTTTCCTTTCTTTTAATCTTTTTAATTGTGGCTAAACGCTGAAAGTATTTTTCTCTACGTTTTTCTGAAGGCTTTTTATAATATTGATTTTCTAAATATTCCTCTATAATTTTTGCTCTTTTTATTTTTTTTGTAAATCGTTTTATTAGATTTTCCGGCGACTCATGTTTTCGTATTCTAACTTCCATTGTTTTCTTTCTTATTTTAAATGGTCCCAGCCACCAGTCATTTTTATAAGCCCATCAATGTTTACGCCTGCGTCACTTGGATCAACATCTCTTAATGGTCCATGCTGAGAATTTTTTCCTGCGCGTTGCGACATTGGAGTAGTTCCTTCAAAAATTCCACTTAGACCAGCAGCTTTTTGCATTTGCGCTTTGACTTCATTCAATTGTTGTTTCGCCTGAGTTGATGTGGGACTATTTGTTTTTTGGGGTTTCTTAACAACTGTGGCTACAGGTCGAATCCCATTCAATCCCTGTGCAACCTCCGTAATAATACCAGATAAAATACCGTCTTCAAAAATGACTTCTTTAATACATTCTTTTATCAGAGGCTTCAGAATGTCTTTAAGTTCTGATTTTTTCATTTTGACTTCTTTCGATTAGCAAGTTCTTCTTTAATGATTTTTTTTAGTTTTCCTACTGTAATGTTTATTTTGCTTGAATAAGATTTTGATTCTTCCATTGGAGGTGTGTCACCCGGTTCATCTTCATCTGTATAGTAAGGCGGGTTCACATCAATGAGTCCTTTTTCAAGTGCGTTGACCGTTGCATCAACCGCACCACTCGTTTCCTCGTCATCAATCACGGGCATATCTTCTCGCTCCGGCGCACCCGGTAATAAGTTACCTGCTAATGGTTTAATCGTGTCAAGGTTTGCAAGAAATTTATCTACAGCAGCATCAAGAGCAACTCCGTCTTCTTCCACAGTTTTTCCAGTAAATGTCTCAATAGCATTTTTAACCCAGTCTGGACCTTTACCAAATTTACCAGGAGTTCCACCTTTTAGAAAATCTAAAAGTTGTTTCTTGATTGGTCCTTCTTCAAACTGATCGAATCCTCCTGATCCTGCTTTTCCTTTGGTACGACCGAATTGTCCCGCAGTCATAGCATTTAGAATTGCAACTAATTCTTTACCAGGAAAACCAACTTGAATTCCGCCGACTTTTTCTGAAGGATCTACCATTGCCGTTGCAATCCATCTATGGTGTCCGTCCATAATATAATTGTCATCACTAATAAAAGCACCGAGGTTTCCGCCAATAGGCATCCCCCCGTTTTCTTTTCCCATAATCATTCCAAGAGCCATCCCCAAAGCTTTACCGATATTCATACTTGATTGCGATGGTTTTAAACTACCAACGGAAGCTGCAAAGTTTTTATTGGTACTAATTTCATCATCGGTAGGATTACCATCATATTTCGAATGACCCCGCGTCGTATATATTTCAGCGTTACCAGGATCAACTTGCGTCAGCTTCATCGGAAATCGTTTTGGATCAACTTTATCTGGATTTGCTTCTTCATCCAGAAACCGTGCAGCTTCTTCTTCGATCATTTGTTTAATTTCTTCTTGAGTGATTCTCATTTTTAATCTCCTATGATATCATTTAGTAATCGGTTTAGTCTATCCGCTTTTGAAAATGGCTCCTTTATTTTTGATTCACTTAACTGCATAAACGCACCTTGCGTTGAAGGCTCGGAAACAATATCAAAACAAATAAGTTGTAAGTCATCTTCTACAATTGTTTTACCGGCTTGTTCGTGGACGGAACCAAGTGCTCGCGAAGAGATGCCAAGCTTGACTCCATCATTGATAAGTGATTCTAAAATTTTACCGCTTGGGGTTGTAAGAACTTTGATTTTTCCTTTAAGGTCTTTATCTTCCCACCACAAATCAGTAACCATGTGCGAAGCATTTTTAAGATTTACAACTGAATCTTCGGGATGATCTAATTCTCCGCAGGCTCGATTTTCTTTTACAACCTTCATATAATTTTTAACTTCCCGAAATAGAACTTTATGTGGATAAACGCGCCCATTCCCATTCTGTTCGTCAGTACGTTGCATAACACCCGAAAGAAAAACAGTGCCACTTTTAACTTGAATCTTTTCTTCTTCCGTTAATAGATCCTCACAAATGCCCCCCGGACATAATTCATAATACTCTCTTAAAAGATATTTACTCATTTTATTCTCCAATTAAATGCGGGCGCAACCCGCACGAGTTTGCAGCCCGACTTACATCGCCGAACTGGTTGTAGCCTATACCGTTTCAACATCATTCATCACCCCACTTCCGAAAATTTATTCCTTCATCTCCAAAGACCATACTCATCACATAAGACGTTCCTGAACTAACACAAGATAAAACAAATGCGGTGGTCCAAGAATCGTCAAATGTAAATAGTTCTGTATAGTTGTTTAGTGCCCACAAAAACCAGCCAACATGAAAGCCGATGCACATAGGACAGCGAAAGAAATGATGATTAGGACGAATGGGCTCAAGTAACTTTGAACATGATAAAATTTGGGTAAGCCCAAATGAACATAGAATAAAATAAACTAAACTCATTCTTCGTATTAATAGCCCGACAGATAACCCCGAGGCGCACCATACAAACCAACACTTCCTTTCCTTGGTTCTTCGGGAACTTCTCCTAGTTGTGTAGAATCTTCATCAGTAGGATAAACATAATAATCATCTAGTTCTTTGTCAAGCCATTCCTCTGCTTGAAAACGCGGTCCTTCAGATTTTATAAATTTGTAAGTTGATAAAAGAACTACTTGAGCTGGACTGACACCTTCGACTGAGGAATCGGGATATTTTGCTTGAAGACTTGAAAACACATCCCCACTGTGTATCGAGTTTCGTTCGACTATTCCTTTTTGTGCTAGATAATGAAAGTATTTATTTTGGGAATCATAGACTTCATCTGTCATAGCTTCCTTTGGAAAGGTAATTATTTTTTTACCTTCTGTATCAATTATGATATCCATATCTCGATGATCCATAATCATAATTTTACCGTCAAGTGTTTTGCGAGCTTGTAAAGAAATCTGTGGATGCTTTGGTTCTTGTTTTTCTTCTTCTTCTAATTCTTTTGCGGTTTTTGCATCAGGATTAACTTTGATTTTAATTGGCATTACTTCTAATCTCCCAAACTAAACCTTGAATCTGAGCGACTTGTTTCACCATTTCTTTATTAGGTTGCTCGTTTTTATATGAATCTAAAATAGTTAAAACTTCTCTCGCTTTGGAGAGCATTTCGGGATCAGCTACAAATTCTTCAATGAGCAATGATTTCTTGACTTCCTTTTTCAAACGCCAGATTTCTTCGTTCAAATAAAATTTTAGATCAAGCCCATTATTGGAAAAAGAAGAAATGAATTTTGCAAGCAATTCTTTTTGTTCTTTTATAAGTCCAGTGCTGTATTCCTTATTAAACTTCTTAGCAAACGTTTTATAAACCAGATTATCCATTGCAATCATTTTCTTTTCTTCTCCAGTTTTGGAAATCATATGTCCAATGATTTCATTTTCCAAAAGGATTTTTGTTTTAACCGAAGTTTTCTCATTAAAAATTTGAGAAATGGTTGCTAAAAATTTATAACTAGGAACGAAGTTCGTCATAATATTATTTGAAAGATTTTTTTTGATTTGTCTTGTGAGCTGATTTTGTTCTTGAAGAAGTTTTCGTTTATCAATATTTCTTCGCCGCCTTTTCACTTCAGCTAAAATTTTCTCAGCAGTAATAGGACAAACATTTTGAGTCTTAGACAAGGCATGATAAAGTTTTAAATCCCTATGCAAAAGTGTTCTGGCTGAAAACGACTCTTTTATAAATTTCAAATATTTTTTCTTTCCCACATTGTCTTCTCTCAGAATACATTTGGTTAACTCCAAAATAAGAGCCTCGTATAAAAAAGCTGTATTTCGTTTTTTGTTATGTTTATATTTCGCCATTTTGTTTATTCTTCCGTTTATCTAAAGTTTCTATAATTTTTCGTATCTCAACGCTGTTCTCTAAAATTTCTAATTCTTGTTGTTGCTCCGCTTTATAATTAGTTTCCACTTGCTCGTTCATCATACCTTTCCAAATGTGTTTGAGATCAGCCAGTCCAGGGAAAACATTGCGTTGGGTATTTCTTCCCTTTTCCATGTTAACTTGACCCATCATATTTTTTCTTCGTGGGCTCGCGTCTTCTCGGTCGTCATGCTTTTCTGGTATGTATGCTTTACCTTTTGAACCAGGAGTTAAATGAGGTTTCGGATTTTGTGATCGCCAATTCATATCATTACGTTTGCCGGGTTCAGCCAAGAGAGTTTCATCTTCGCCTCCACCTTCTTCCTCACCGCCCAGTTCTTCACCACCACCTAAATCTTCGCCTCCGCCCATATCTTCGCCGCCACCCATTTCATCGCCTTCGCCTTCCTCGCCTCCGGCATCTTCTTCGGCAGCACCTTCAAGCATAGCTTCAAATTTTTTGTCGTAAAACATTTCGCGTTGGTTGCGAACAATTTCTTCATCAGAAAGATTAAGAAGATTCTTTGCGACCCATCGTTTACTAAAGTATCCTTCGGTTGCACCACCAGCAATTTCAAACTTGGTACGCCAATGTTCTAGTTCTTGAAGCTCGGCAATCTTGGACGGGCTATTCAAATGAAGTTTGAAAGATAACAAATCTTTTCCCTTATAACCTAATGTATAAAGATGAACGACCGCTATCTTTTCCAATTCAGAAACAACACTTCTTTGAAGCCGTTGAATTGTACGTGCAAAGCGAACATCCTTTTGTGCTAGCGTTGTTTTTTCCTCACCACCTTCTTCAGCTTGGGTGAGATAAGACGGAGGGACTTTCAATGCAGAAAATAATTTATCACGCAAGTATTTTACATCATCAACATCACCCGTGTATGTTCCACCGGGAAGTGATTCTACTCTTGTATTTGACGAACCACCGCGCACCGGAATAAAATAATCTTCATCAATACTCATTGCGTTATAACGTAAGTCAACACGACCAGTTGTAGCGTCGATTACTTGATTACGTTTCATTTGCGTGACGATTCGTTGCATATGTTGTTCAACTTCTTTTTCTGGAATTCCGCCAACATCAACATAAAAAACTCTACGCTCTGGCGATCTTACAATACGATACGCCATCATTGCATCTTCTAACAATGTAAGCTGCCGCCAAATACGTCGTGAAGCTTCCAAGACAGAGGAACCATAAGGAGTATATTTATCGTTACCAAGAATTCTAAAATGCGCGATCTGCCAATTTTCAAAAGTTAGTCCACCCGAATTCCATTGGAATTGAATATAGTTTGGATTCGTTTTGTCTTCACCTTCAAGTCTTTCGATTTCACCCGGAGGCATACCGATTACGCTTTGAATACCCATATCTTCGTTGATGTCCATATATAAGAAAAAGTCTCCAAACTTGCACATAGAACGACACCAACCAAAAATGTTAAATTCAATATTCAAGACATTATAAAACAGTTGATGTAAAACTTCTTTGATTTCTTCATTAGGGCAATTGATTGTTAGTAACTTTTGTAGCGGAGAAGATACGGTCATCTCATCTGCATAAATATCTAAAGCAGAATGTATCTCAGGCATATATTCCATTTGTTCGAAATCAATATATCTCTCACCACGATTTACATTTTGATACGCAGAAGATCGCATTGAATCAAAAGGATTATAAGATTGTTTCTTGAAGGTTAATCCACCGGGAGATTGAAACTTATATTTATTAAGTTGCCATCTTTTTAATTGACGGGGGTTCTGTTTGCGTCGATCAACTATCGGTCCAGAGAGCAATCGGGTAAGTGCCTTAAATAAAGGGGAGTCTTTGTCGTTTGGATTTTTTGTTTGGTCCACTATTTTTTATCCTTTTAATATCCATCCAAAATCTTTATGGATTTGTTTTGCTTCTGATATTCTATCTATTCTATCATATGTTTCGCCTCTTTTGTACCCCTGCATCCCAGGAATAGTTGTATTAAGGCGAGTATTTGAAGTTATCATTGAATTTAAAAACGCTCTCTTATATTGTAAGTCTCTTGAATTCTCTTCAATCACTGTATCTCTCACCCAACAAGCAATTGATAACGACATTACCAAATCATCATTGTATCCTCGTTGTGCCTCCGGTCTTCCGTTCTTCCAAATAAAAGTTTTTAATTCTTGAAACGTTCTTACCGAGTTTATAATAATTAGATTGTTCCTAATGAATTCTTCCATTTTCGCTACAATAAGCGGACGTGTTTTTTGGGAGGTTGTAAAACCAGGAACAGAGTTTGTAACATTTTCAGCTTCATATTGTTCAAGATACACATGAGTTCCTTTGGTAGAATAATATAAATTTGGATACTCGGCTTCAATAAGTTTTTCCAAAACAGAAAAACCGATGTTGTTGTTTTCAACAACGATCATTGCATCTCCATATTCTTTTCCTGCATCAAATAAAATTCTTGAGAATAAATCTGTTGTTGGTTTACCGCGATACTCCGCAACCTGCTCCATTGTTTTTGTTTCTAGTATATGGAAAACCGAGTAATCGTTTCCATCACCTCGCGCTGTATCACCAACAAGCAAGTATTTATGATCTGGATTATATTCTTTCCAGATCCAGAAGTTCCTATCAAATCCAGTCTGATGTTTCGGACTAGAACAC